GACAGCACCGTGGTGGCCAATCCCCAGATCACTGGCGACCTCGTTCGCACGGCTGGGATCGGCAACGTGGCTGGATTCAACATCAACCAGTACAGCGCAGTGCCTTCCAACAGCATCACGCTCGGCGGATTCTTCGCCCAGCAGGAAGCCTTGTTGATCGCGGCTCGCGTTCCTGAAGTACCAACGGGAGTCCCCATTCCTGGATACATCTCGGTTGTGACCGAACCCCGCACTGGCCTATCCGTCCAAGTTCGTGAGAACTACGACGTGGTAAAGGGCTTGCTGCAACGCACCTACGCTCTGATCTACGGCGTGAAAGCCGGAGAGCCGAACAGCCTCGTGCGCATCAACGGTAGCTAATTCACTCGGGGAGGGCGGTGGGCTGAAAGGCTCACCGCCCTTTCCACTTTAAGAAATCCTTACATGTCTGAATTTACAGAAGCGCTTAAAGAAAGTCTGGCCGCTCTTTATACTCAAACTGGCACTGCAGCCACAATCGGCTCCACTTCAGTCACTGGCATCCTCTCTACTGTTACCCGCAAAGAGAACGTGGATCTCGGCGGGTTTGATCTGGATCTAAACTCTACCTTTACCATCGACGTGAGCGTCATCTCATCGGCGCCAACCATCGGATCTATTCTGCTGGCTAACTCAGTCAGCTATCGCGTGGCGTCGATTGATACTTCTATCGGTAGTTACGTGCTCGGGTTGCGAGAGGTTTAAAATGGCAACTCGAAATCCTAAAATCTCCATCTACGCAATCGCCGGGCACGAGGCTCAATTTATTGACCGCTGCCTTACCGCCTTCAAGCCATACTGCGACGAGCTGGTCGTGTGCATTGCCCAAGGCGGCCGCCATGACGATGGGACGCGGGAGATCGCTGAAAAGGCAGGGGCCAAGATAGTCGAATATAAAAACGCACCAGCAGGGGCGAGCTGGCCCCACGTCGATAACTTTGCCGCCGCCCGCAACACCGCGCTGGATGCCTGCACTGGCGACTACGCGGTATGGGTGGATTGCGATGACTTACCGCATAAAAACTTCAAAAACGCAATTAAAAGGGGCGTGGAAGCGTTTGAGCAAAATCCCAAGCTTGGCATCTACGCGGGCGTTTATAACGTTTTAAACGCCAAATTGACCCCAGTAAGAGAAAGGATGGTGCGGCGTATAGACGGCGCATGGTCTGGAAGGTGGCATTATGCCGTTCACGAGGCGCTGTTGCCTAATGCTGGGCTGGAATCTGTGGGCGAGCAGGCGGTCTGGGTGGAGCATCACCCCGGCGGATATAAGCCAAACAGTGCCGATCGGAATCTCCGCATCCTTCAAGGGCAGTTAAGCGAGGCAGGCAAGTATGCGTACTACTATCAGCAGGAACTATTCTTAGGGAATAGGCGGGTTGAATCAGAGCCGTGGTCACACGTTGCCGCCGTCTGGCCAGGGCAGGAAGCAACGCTGGCTTACGAGGCCGCCTGCAATCAGGCCACGGCTACGCAAGATCGCACGGTCAGGATCGGCCTGTACCAAAAGGCTCATCAGATGAACCCTGGGCGAAGGGAAGCGATTTACTTTTTAGCCAGGGAAGAGGCCAGCGTGGGTGCGTGGTTGCAGGCTTACCACTTGCTAAAATCAGCCATGGTTCAGCCCGATCCTGGCGTAAAGATCTGGAACGCTCAACGCACTGTGTATGACTTTGAGTGCATTGATCTGTACCTAGCGGCCTGCAAAGCCGTCGGAGATACCGCGGAAGCAGAAAAAATCGAGAAGATGTGGCGGGCACAAAAGCCCGTGAAGATTAGCGTATGTCACGCAACGCGAGGCCGTCCACAGGAAGCGATTAACGCCCGCATCTTGTGGATGAAAAAGGCGGCCGATCCAGCATCAGTCGAGTGGATCTATTCAGTCGACGACGACGATCCTAAAGCCGACATGCTAAAAAATTGGGGAATCGTAAAAGGTAAGGGCGGATGCGTTGCTGCTTGGAACAGGGCAGCCCAGGCGGCCCGCGGTGATATTATTATTCAAGGCTCTGACGATTGGGATCCTCCGCTGCATTGGGACAAGATAATCAGCGATAGGATTGGAGATACCAGCAAGCCCAAGGTACTGGCAATTTCCGACGGTCATCGCAAAGACGATCTGTTGTGCATGGCAATCCTCACTAAAGCACGACTGAAAGACCAGGGCGCAATGTTTGCATCTGAATATGACGCATGCTCAGGCATATTTTCGGACAGCGAATTCTCTAAAAGAGCTGGCTTTGATGGCGTGATTATCCCTGCCAAGGACGTCGTCTTTACTCACAATAATCCTCTTTTTACTGGCGGGACTCAGGACGCAGAATTTTTGCGCCATAACGCCAAGGAAAACTATGAGCTGGGCGAAAAAATATTTAAGGAGCGCAACCCCACGCTATGAAACCTTGGCTTTGGCTGACCGCGTGCAGTCCCAGCCATCAAGGCATGATGGATAATCATTTTCTCCCAAGCTTTGCAAAATATCTTGAGGCAGATTGCGAACTGAACATTAGAAAATTAGATTATCACTGCGGTAACTTTGGCGAAGAATCTTTTAATGAGATGGGGCGAAAAGGAGTGCGAGTATTGGCCAACGAGGTTCGGAAAAACATTGGTCGTCGCATGGTTAGCAGTGGTTGTGATTTTCGTTTTTATTCGCCTTTTATGCCCGAGATTGAGCGTGCTCTGGTTGGGCACGAAATCGTTGGAATTAACGATATACATGGCCCGGTTTGCGGGGATTTTCTTGCTTTTACTGCATCGGAAAAAATTGCATCACTTTTTGATTGGATAGGTTTACATGATCATAATTTCCCCAATGAGCAATGGACTCTAAACGCAGGAATTCAGCATCTTGGAATTGTCGCCACACTGTTGCCTGAAAGATTCTGGACGTTTGGACTACAACACGGAATCCCTTGGGAACCTGGCTTTGACGTGTTGCCGCCGATTAATATGGCTCTGCATCATGCCAACTGGACAATTGGCGCAGAAAATAAGGAAGCGTTACTACAAGCTGTCTATAGGCGTGCTTCAGCAATTAATTTGGTCGCGTTGACGTGAGTTAGTAACTATGGCCGCCGTCACCATGCTGGATCGTTTGATAGAAGCTGCTTTTCAAGAGCTTCTATCCGCCACCGTTACCGGGCCGACGTATCACTTGTCGCACGATAAAACGGAGAATGTGCCACCATCTATTGTTATAAAGGCGACGCTAGGGACAGAGGAGCCAGTGCAAGGATCTGGCGTGTTTAGCGTGCCAGTTGAAATTGTTGTTAATGATAGATATGACGACACAACCGTGGACGCACACACTCAAAAATGTTCCAAGATATTACAAGTGTTTTATAATTCCAGCCCGCTGGCTACACGATTAAACGCAACTACGGCCATTGGATCTGCCCGTTGTTTTAATGCCAAGGTAGAATCAGTTGAACCAGAGGCCGACGACGAAGAGCGTACAATGCGTCGCACCTACAGGCTCGCAGTCATCGCATATCCCAATTCCATCGCGAGTTGACACAAAATTTAAGGCAATATGGCAGCCACAACAATCGGAACTTCTGGCCTACAATTCGGCATCTCTGCGGAATCTGGTGGCCTTGTGCAATCTTTTACGGAAACCCGCAATGCCGAACGTGCAGAAGTTCGCAACGCAAGCGGAGAAGTGGTCGGAGTTTCTATCTATAACGCTACTGATACTTTTGCCTTTTCCACCACAATCACAGGCACCTATGCCACCACGGCCGGAGCAGTATTGAGCACATTGGCCAACGCAGCCAGCACTGGCGGCAAGATCATCGTGGACAGCGTCACGGTAAATAAGGCATCGGATGGGTTTGTAACCGTGGACGTGTCGGCGACTCGATTCCCTAACATGAGCTAGCCCGCCCCGGCGGGTTTTATGAGATCCTAAAATGGTTGATAGCTTTTGGGGTACGACAAATATAAAGGTGGCCGCGGCCGCCTCGGCTTTTGGCGCAAAATTGCGTCCGATGGATCCTGTTACTTGCATTATTAAAGAGGATACAGGTCAAAAGCAGTTTACGTTTTGGTTCGCAATATCTGGCGGAGAAGAAGCAAAGGCTGAAATGGAACGTACCTGGGCGAACATGAAGTCAGACGAAGAATCTCCAATCCGATATGTCAGGGCAGCGCTGGAAAATAGGGAAACTCTCCTCGGTTTAATGCGATCCGCAGAGCCTATTATTTCCATTCAACGCGGCGGGCAAACCTTACTCGTCAGTCAGCGAGCCAGCCCAGAGTTGAAACGGGCAATGCTGAAAAAACTATGAGCGAAGAAAACCTACAACAAGAATTAGATCAGGCGTTCATATCGCCAGATCGATATTTCAAGGATCAAAAACTGGCACCATATACAGAGGGCAGTCGCCTGCTGATGATTCAAGTACGCGACGAAGCCGATAGTCCTATTTTCTTTGTATATGCATTTGTATATATCCACATTCTTCTGGCCAAAAATCGTAAGTCGGCTCTAAAGCTGGCGTGGGATAAGGAAGGATTCCGAGATAAGGTAATGGAATGGTCTGAGACAATGAGCGAGCAGGATCGGGATACGGCCAGCCTTCTAGTCGCAAGCATTCTAAACGAATCCAACAAGCCTAAGGTTAATGTGATTCCGTCTGGCGTGCCACAGCCGCCGGGAAACGGGTGACGCCAGGCGGCACCGCCTCGTGCGTGTTCGTCCTGGCAAAAGAGACGGGCTGGTCAATGGAAACAATTTTATGGGATATACCGCTGCATTTAGTCCATCAGGCCGAGCACGTTTTCATGTATATGAACGGGGCCAAGTTGCGCCGGCCTTACGCAGTAGTTGGCACGGATCTCCGTGACATGGAGAAAGCGTTAGGACTATGAGCGCCAGCCTTACGATCAATCCAATCAAACTGCAACAAGCTCTAAAGGCTTTTGTAGGGAATACAAAACTTGAGGCCGCCAAAGAGATGCGGATTCAGGCTCGTTCCCTTTGCGTTAGCTTGGCTAATTCAACCCAGCCTTTTGGATTGAATGCAAAGGCAAAGGCAATAGGTGAGAAGGCCGTCACTAGAGATATTGATCGCGTTTATAAAACTGGCTCCACGGCTGTACGTGAAATTGGATTACTTCCAATTCCAATAGGAAAAACAAAAACGCAAAACGCAAAACAAGCGGCTGCAGCTTTGGCCGCTCTTGTCCTGGGCAAATCATTCGGTAAGGGCAAAAAAGGAATCGGAGCGCAGACTGCAGCGCAGGCTTTAATTGATAGGCTTAATTACAAACCTTACGTATATACGAGGATTGGAGAGTTTGATCGCGGAAGTGCGCACGATAACGCAAGATATGGGAAGAATAAGCGAGTGCCTAAAAATCAATTTGTACGCCAGGTAGTAACAAAGGAAACCGAGCTGGCTAGATACTTCAAACAAAAACGTGGAAACGTAGGTATCGCAAAATCTGGCTGGGCCGTCTGTGCTGGCATTCTCGGAGGATTCAGGGGTATCCCAAAGTGGGTATATAGACACACAGGCGGCGGCCGTGTTGTAGATAATTCAAAAGCAGTAATAGGCGCTTTCTCGAAGCCCTATATCTCAATGACAAATACAATCCCATGGATAGCTAACGTAATCAGCAAATCTACAGTCCAGAAGTCCATTGACATACAGGTGATAAAAATGATCAAGAGGCTGTCCATCATCGCTAATTATGAGCGCAAAAAGGCGGGTCTATAATGGACGCCGTTGCCACAGCCAAACTCGCACTAGACGCATCCGGCTTTGATCGTGGCCTAGCCACGGCTCAGTCCTCAGTAATGCGATTTGCCAAAACTACGAGTGGTTTAATAGCTGGCGCCTTTGCATTCGACAAAATCATCGCAGGCTTTTCTAGCGCAATTGAGAAAGGCGACCAGCTGCAGGATATTGCAAATAAATTTGGCATAGCCGCAAGCAGCCTTCAGCAGATTGGCAACGCTGCCAGCTTGTCAGGTTCTGGAATTGATGACGTGGCGAGCTCAATGAATAAGCTTTCTGTGAATGCTGGTAAAGCAATCGGTGGAGACACTGGACTTGTAAAAGCTTTTGAAGATATAGGTTTAAGTGTTGAGCAACTAAAAAGCATGTCCCCGCAAGAAATTTTCTTTGCATTAAGCAAATCCATAAAAGCAACAAATGATCCGCTGGTTGCATTTGCAAAAGCGCAAGCGGTAGCTGGCAAAAGCGTTACAGCGTTATTAGAAACTCTTAAAATGGGGCCAGAAGAAATACAAAATGTAGGCGACGCAATGGGTGTATTTTCAGATCAGCAAATCTCCAGCCTTTCAGCTTTGTCCGATTCGTTGAAAACTTTTCAAAATCTTGTGACTCTTGTGTTTGGAGTTACAGCATCAGCCATTATGGACGCGGTAGAATCTTATGCCAGGTTCGCCGCCATAAGACCTCTAATTAAATTCTTTGATCAAACTAAAGCAGCGTCAAGCAATCCAGCAAAAAGTGTAGTTGATGTTGCTGGAAGCACCGATGCTATGGCGTCCGTGGTTGAAGAAAAGAAGAAGTTAGACAAGAGATTATACGACGAGGAAATCTACGATATTCAAGAGGCCGCAAGACTTGAATCAAGCAGGGATAAAACTCTTTTTGATCGAATGATTAGGGATGCGGAGTTTGCACGAGACGAAAAAAACAGAATCCTTCAGCTTGAAAAGGAAACTGCCATCAAAAATAGGGAGCTAGTCATGCGAGGAATGGAGGCGTCTGGCACTATCCTAGACCGCGTCAGGGCAGCCGCTGAACGCATGGGCATGGGCGGGCTGATTCGGCAGATTGATATTCAAAGACAACAGCAACAAAGGCAGACCGATATATCCCTAATTTCTGGCATAGGCGCAACCCCAGGGGAACGTCGTAGCTTTAGAGACAATGAAAAAATTAATGCACTGACTCAAACTGAAGGCGATTTGCAAAGGCAACAAAACACGGATTTGCTGAACAGTTTTAATGATATGCAGAAAATCGTTGCAAATATCTTAACAAAAATCGACGACAAGCTAGGAGTACCGATTCTGAAATCGGCTTATTGATATGGCAGTCAGCATAGTTAGCACCACCCTGAATGCGGGAGGAAAGATCCTTCGCAAAACCACAAGATCCACGTCTGTCGACGGATTAGTCACGATGGTTGAAAACTATACCATTCGCCTTGCTGATATTGGATTATTAGAGCCGGATTCAGGCACTACCCACAGTAGCTTTTCCACGGCTGCGACAAAGTACACTAGGATGTTGGTTGAAACGACGGCCGTAAACCCCGTTGACGGCGATCTGGCTGATCTAAGCGTTACCTATGTTGGCCTAGATTATGCTTCTGGCCTGCCTTCTGCATATATCACAGCGGTAGGCCAGCCGGGTGTGGGCGTCTTTGGGGCAGATGCGGCCATAGTTGTAAAGTACATCACGCAAGATTCCCTATTTGATACCCTTAAAGGCGGGAATATTTCCCTTAATCTTGGCGGAACCAGCCTTACGCTTCCAACAAAAAGGCTTATGCCAACGAGCATAAACGGAACTGCTTTGCCACCCAACCCTCGTAGTCGTGAATATCGAAGAAGCAAAAACGTTTCAGAGGTACAGACCGCAGCCACGCTTGCTTTTCAGTCATACCTAAAAGCAAATCCAGTCGGCATCGGCGGCATAGCACAGCCGCCTATTATTACTTACGCCCCGTCTGATGAATGGATTTATGCTGGATATGTACAAAGCGGAATCAGTTTTCAACGCAGGGGGCTATTTAATCAGATTGAAGAACAATTTACAGAATACTTTAAGGCAACTGATATATTTTATCAGACGGACGGCACAATTAATTTTAATAGGGTAAACTCATTCTCTGACGTAAACTACTCTTTCTAAGGTTATGGCTGAAAATCCTTCACCGCCAAAATTGCCAGGGAAAAGCCAGCCATTGCGCACAATTCGGGCAACTCCTAGCGGCGTTGGCATATCATCCGACTACATAAACAGCATTATTGATCGGATTGAGGATTTGGTGCTAGTCGCACAAAGTCAAAAGCCAGTAGCGGGCAACAACATTACCGTCAATTTTACGTCACAAGGTGCGGTCATTAACGCAGTCACGCAATGATCCGGCCTCGCTTGTCCAAAGTGGCCAGCGGCACAAGGCTTACTACCGATCTAGTAAATAGCATTATCAATCGCACTGAGTATGCGGCCGATCTTTTGCGGCAATATAAGCTAATCGCTGGCACGAAAATGTATGTCGAGCCGCATTATGATGGTACGCGGGTGAGCTATTTGCAGCCGGTTGCGGCTGGGGCTACCCCACTACAGCCGATTTCTTCTATTACTGTTCCATTCCCATTTCCGGGATTTCTTGGCCAAGACAAGTTTAACTATGTAATTTTTAGCGATTTGGATACTTGTCCATCGGGGCCAAATCCTGCCCCAGACGGAGTTGCAACATTCGTGGCAACCGAAACTGAAAACTTTTTCAAATGTGTTGCGGTTACTGGTCTAAATATGAGTCTTAACTATAATGTAGGAATTGTATATAGTATACCCGGATTGGTTGCCGCATTCCCAGTAATTATTAGCAACACACGAAGGTGCATAAATCCCAACTCTGGATGCGGAAACCCCACCGGGCAACTTGTTAGGCTTGATCTTTCAAATTCCTTATAATTGACACTCACCTTACCCTAAATGGCCTCCACACTAGACCTATACATCGACACATCTTCCGGCCAGCTTATCGACGGTGGGAGTGTAATTGGCGGATCATTGCCTACATTAACTAGAAACGACGCCTATACACTCCGCTTGCGGTTACTTGAAAAAAAGGCAAATGGTTCGCTAGGTGATATTGATTATGGAAGCTCAAGTTTAAAAGCGGGCATAGGGAATATTGAGGAAGTCCCATCAGCCGGTTCATTTAAGCTAGCGATTAATGGGATTACCTCATCTGCGATTGATTATAACGCCACGGCAATTTCAGTTTACAACGCCATTTCAAACAATGTCTCTACGGTAGCGTTATATGGGCAGGGTTCTTATGGTTCTTATCTGCTCACAGCCACCCAGCCCAATACGGCGATGTCGTTTAGCCCAGACGCTTTTACGCTATTTCCAAGTAGTTCGGTGCTGATTAGCACTCGTCGCAATCCAGCGACAAGCGTGGCCGCACAGCAAGTAGTTAAGCTTGTTCGCAATCCTATCGTATACGCGGATACATTTACGGCCACACCTACGGCTGGTGAGCTTGCTTTGACCAAATTGCAGGACGGGTCATCGACTCTAAACGAAACTTATGAACTTACTGTCGGGCCTCTGGCTCGTGGCGGATCGTTTGCATTGGTCTTTGGCCCAAACGCCACCACAGCGATTCCGCTTTTCCAATCGGCTGTATCTGTCCAAGCCTCGATCTCCGCTGGCATCAATACGATTACTTCAAATATCAGCGTACAAGAGAACGGAAAAGGCGGTTATATTATTGGATTTACCGGCCGCCTTGGTCTAACCAATATCACGACCGCGCTCACCCTAGACGCAAGCGGGATTCAGTTCATTCCAATGCGGCAAACCACGCTTACCATTAACACCGCAGAGGTGGAAGATGCGTTTGCCAGCACTAGCGATACTACAATCACGCCTACTTTGGAAATTGAGCTTACTCAAAGCGGAACTCCTAAGACAGTTTTCCAAGGAACAGCCACCATCCGCAAAGATTTAATCACCGCAGGCTCTACTGTTCCGGGTGCTAGAGATTCTTACTATACAAAAGCAGAGGCAAATCAGCTTTTTGTTGAGGATTCTAGCAATAATGTCGATGCAAGCAGCAGAATACTAGCATCTGCAGATTCGACTTACTCCATAGATTATGGAAGCAGGACTCTTTACGATGCCAGCTATAGTCCGATTCTTTCATGGTCAGGCGGTGGAGCTAGTTTTCAAGGCACGCTTCTGAGTTTTTATAATACTACACTCACTTCACAACCTTCAAATATCAACGCTGTTTCTGGGCTAATAAATCTTGGGCTAATAGCAAATGGAACTACTTACGGCGTATTGCCGCAATCGACTGAAACACTCACAGCAACGACTTCACTTAATTTTGGCACTGTCACAGCTAACTCATCCAGCTCAATTACAGTTTCGATCAGTGGTGCTGCCGTAAACGATGTTGTTATGCTTGGAATTCCGTCAGCGGTCTCAGAAGGTTTAACGTTTTTTGGCCACGTAGTTGCAGCCGGACAAGTGCATGTGGACGCGGTTAATGCAACCAACGCAAGCAAAACGCAGTCGGCCGCAACTTTCCGAGTCACAGTCATCGGCTACTAGCCTTTGACACTTGCCATCCAGAAGTATGGCCGCTGGCGTTTATAATCTCACCATCGAACAAGGCGTGGATCTTGCCTTGGAAGTAGCGGTAAAAGACAGCACAGGTGCGACATATTCGCTGGCTGGTGCAACCGCAGCCGCTCAGATCCGCGATACCTACAACGGCAACCTGCTTGCATCATTTGCCGCTGTCACAGCCACCGGCACGACCGGTAGCCTTACGCTGGCGTTAAACGCAGCTACAGCCAGCGCCCTGCCTATCAGCGGTGGAAAGTGGGATCTCCTTCTTACCACATCGGCCGCCACTAAAATCCGTCTTTTACAAGGAAGCGTGACGATTGCAGGCGAGGTCACCGAATAATGCCTATCACCGCCACAGTCTGCGGGCCTGCCAGCATTACGGTTGCCGTAGGCACGCCTATCGTGACGGGTGGCGGTGGAGCGGCAGGCGTAACCACTGGCACGGCCGTTGCCCTGGCGATTGCTTTGGGATGACAAGGAGCACAAGAAAATGAAACAGATCTGGCCTAACTATTCCTACTCGCCCGCCACTAACGTCTTAACGCTCACCGGGCTAAATATTGACCGCGACCAGCTCCTGCTTGTAACCGCCGCCGATCGCGGTCGGATCATGTATAACTTTGCGGATAGCTCGGTTACTGCTTCCGCCTTTACGTCGGGCGTAAATACAGCCCTTACTTTGGTTGCAACAACGGCTGGGCTAACCACTACGGCCTCTTTAGTCATCTATTATGATGATCAGTTGCAAAGCACAGCCGTAGCAATTAGCAATTTCCCAGCTACGCAAGTCATCTCTGGAACGATAGACGCAAATGTTATCGACGGGAGCATCTCAGTCGTTGGGGCATTAAGAGATGGGGATGGGAATACATTTGGATTAACAAGAGATTTTCCAATCAGCGGCACCGTGACTGCGAATGTTTTTGGAAGAAACGATGATGGTTCTGTACAGCTTTTTGCAGCTAATTATAATGGCCCCAGAACTTATGATGGAGGTGGTGCTATTGCTATTGGATATAACGATAACGTAAATAATTTTTTTAAGCATGTATCCACAGACGAACCTTTCCCCATCTCTGGCACAGTCACCATCGGCTCTGCTCTTCCTGCGGGTACAAACCGCATTGGCTCTGTAACTGCATCTATTAGCGGGACAGTGCCTGTATCTGGAACATTCTGGCAAGCTACTCAGCCAGTCAGCGGAACATTCTGGCAAACAACACAGCCTGTATCACTTTCGACTGTTCCAACTCACGGAGTCACTCTTACCAGCACGACTGTAACTGTCAGCTCGTTGCCAGCATTATCTGCTGGCACAGCACAGATCGGGAGTGTCACGGCAAGCATTAGCGGAACAGTTCCAGTAAGCGGCACATTTTGGCAAACAACTCAGCCAGTTTCTATTTCATCAGTCACCATTGGCAATTCGGTGGCCATCGGCTCTTGCGTGACGCATGGCGTTACGATTGCCAATACAGTAGTAACATTCACACCGGCGCAAGGCACAACTGTAGCTAACAGCAATTTTACCAGTACAACCGCATCTACTTCTCTTGTCTCAGCAGATTCTGGCAGGAAAGTCCTAACAGTTTTTAATGAAGGAGCTGGCAACCTTCACATCTCCCCAGGTGCTACCTGCACAACCGTGGCCTACCAAGTGCGTCTATCAGCCGGCGATTATTGGGAATGCCCAGCGGGTCAAGTTACACTGGCCCATACAGCAGTATTTGCGACGGCAGGAACGGCCAGAGTAAGTCAAACAAGTTAGGTACTAGGCAATGGCACTTTTTCGTTCCACTCCGCAAATCTTCACGCTTTACGACACAACCTTAACTCAAGCCCCATCGACATCATTTGTTTCATCGGCAACTCAGATCACGCTACCTGCTGGAACATATCAGTACGAAGGATGGGTTGGTGGAAGTACTGCTTCTTCAACAGGTGGAGTGTCTTTTCAATTATCCTCATTAACTGGTTCTGGTTGTTTTATGAATAGATCACAACGTGGCAGCGGATACTTTTCTCTTAATACAGATCAAGGTGGAACGCGAAGGGCAGATTCAAATGCCATTTACTTGGTAAGCATTAATATGGATGGAGGAGCATCTTCTTTAGCAGTTAGCGGATGGTGTAATGGAACTCTTATTCTTACAAGTTCACAAACATTTGGATTTCAAATTGCCCAAAGATCCGCAACGGATGCCAGCAACCCAGCAATCATGTCTACTGGATGTTATTTAAAGTTTACAAAAATAGCCTAATGCCTTTTGTTTTTATTGCCCTTTTTATCTGCTCCTGCTCTCCACAGCGCACGGAAAATAACGTTCTTCCACGATACAGCGACATGGGCGCAGCCGAAGATGCGGGGAAGGCCAAGTGAATGACTGCGCCCGACGATTGCAACACGCCCGGTTGGCGTGAGTTCATTGCCAGCCTGCGCTTTTTAGAGGCAGAGGGATTTATTGTTCGCTGGACTGATGCTCAGGGTAACGAGTGGGTGCGGATCGCGGATGGAGCTGAAAACGCCACGCTATGAGCACCGACCAAGTAGCTGAACTTTCAGAGAGGTTGAGCTTAGTACGTGAGAGCATAGCCAGAATAGAAACCCGCCAAGGCGTTATTATGGATATGCTAGAACGCTCCCAAGCCAGCTTAGGCGAGTACCACGGCCGCCTGACTAACATGGAACGCGACGCACACACCATTAAAACGAAACTGTGGCTAGTAGCTCTAGTGTCCGGGGCAGTAGTCAGCACGGTCTGGGAGTTGATCAAGCGTCGGTTCAGCCTTTGACACCCCGCTAGGGGCATGGAAATCATCAATAATATACTAACCAACTGGCAATCCTATCTTGGCGCCTTGTCGGCCGTGCTTGTCGCCGCCATCGCAGTCGCATCTCTTATTCCCGGCGACCAGCCTGAGAAAGCCCTGCAAGCTGTGGTGGACGTGATTTCACGCTTCTCGCGAAAATAGTTGTTAATGATCGCCGGCATCTTAACGGCGTTGGGAGGGATAATCGGGATTGTGCTCTGGTTTTTAAAACGCAAATCACCGCTTCAGCGTAACTTTGAAGCGATCGAACTAGAACGCCGCAAAAGACAGAGAGACATCAATGCGTGGTGGACGCATCGCCCTCCTACTGATTCTTAGCCTGGCACTGGCATCCTGTGCGACCACGTCCCAAACGCAGGACGGCCCGCCGCCAAGCCCGGACAGCATCAGCTATTTCATCTACGCCTGGGACAAAGCGGAACGATCAAATCCACCCTGTCCACAGGCTTACCGAGATCTGTTTGCGGAATCGCTCAAGGCGCTTTCTGATAGCCTGGCAGAAACTGAAAGAGAGCGAGCGAGGCAGTGACCAGCCTCGCAGAAGCTAGCTCCCGCACCCTGCGGGCGATCGATTCGTTAGACGCCAGCTTTCAAAAACAGGTTAGGGGATGGGTGAATGAGATGGTCACTAGCCGGATCGAGCCGCTGATCTACTGCGGCCGTCGCACTATGGAGGAGCAGGCCGCCCTTTATGCGAAAGGAAGAACGGACGGCGGCAGCAAAATCGTGACTAAGGCCAAGCCAGGGGAAAGTTATCATAACTATGGGCTGGCGTTTGACTGGGTGCCGTTAAAGCAATCTGGCAAAAACGCGGATCTATGGATCGCGGATTGGGACAACGAAACCGCTTTCCGCCTTGGCGAGCACCTGGGAATTACATTCCGCTTGGTCGGCGTTAGCTGGGAAACAGGTCACTTGCAAAGCAGCGACTACAAGAGCTGGCGTGACATTCCACGCGAGGGTGTGGAACAAGTAGTGGCCAAGGACATCCGCAAAAAGAGCAAAGCCACAAGCCTAGTCAGCAACAGGCCGTGGAGTTCGCGGTGACGCCAGAACACGAGAAGCATCTGGCTGGCATTGTACGCGATTTAACCAGGGATCTGGACGCTAAGTATCGCAAGGGACAAGAGGAACACGGTGGAGCGCTTTGGCGTAGGCCCGTGTGGAAAGATGCGTGGGAGGAAGTGCTAGATCTATGTACCTACGTGCACACCCTTAAGATGCAGCTCTCCGTCATAGCCGAGATCGCACTGATCGGGGCGAGCGACGAGAGTGTGGTGGCAGCACAATCGCGCGAAAGTTGCCGTCAGATTCTAGCTGTGCTCGAAGGATTCCCGTCGGCCGCTGATAAGAAATGAAAGTAATCCGCAAATGGAAACGTTGGCTGGCCGTATCGTGCAGCCACGGACACCTGGCAAACGCTGCCGCGTGCAAGGCTGCTCTAGAAATGAAACGACGATGGAATCCAGATACCACTCTACACCTTGGCGATTTTGTTGATCTGTCCGGGCTGATGGGTAGCGCAAGGAAAGATCCAGATTCTCCCGAACGCAGTTCGTCTATCCGCGAGGACTTTGATGCAGGGGTTAATTTTGTTCGAGAACTTGCTCCACGTTACATCTTTGAGGGAAACCATGAACACCGCCTAACGGCTCTACAATACTCTCCTAGTGCAATCGTGGCGCACTGTTGCACGTCGGCTAAATCGGAGATCTATAACATGTGCAAGGATCTAAAGGCAAAGTATGTGCCTTACGACATTGAAACAGGCTGGCACGACCTGGGCGGCACGGCATTCGGCCACGGATTTATGTATTCAGAGTCCAGCGCAGTACGCGACCACGTTGAAATGCTACGCAAACCTGTCGTCATGGGACATCTGCACCGCGTGGATCGGACGGCTGGCCGCAGCATCGGCGCACCCGTGGGCTGGTCGATCGGTTGCCTAGCGGATATTCCGAGCATGCACTACGCCAGGAGAATGCGATCCGTTACTAGGTGGCAGCACGGAGTTGCTTGGGGCGAATACGTAGAAGGCGGGCAGGGGTGCACGGTTAACGTCTTGTCGCCAGTTGGAGGAGTATGGCGGTACCCGCTGTAAAAGATTGGGCGGTCGCCCTTGAGGAGTTTGTCGAGCGAAGGGCTGTGGCTGTTCCGCCTGACTTTAAAAGTGCCGCTCAAATTGCAAAAATATGGGGCTACACACAGTCGCACGCCAGCAAGATGCTGAATGCCATGGTGCGGAATGGCCGAGCTGAAATGCGGAAGTTTGCAGTTATGGTAGATACGTCCAACAAAAACAAGTATGGCCCGCGTCGCTCGTACTCTCGCATGGCACCATTCTACAAACTGGCACCCAGCAAATCGCCCAAATCTTAGCGTTTATTTTCTTTGGCCAGCTCTTTAACGAGCAGCGTGGTGATATATGCCGAAAGAGATAATCCGCTTTTTTTGGCAAGACGCTCACCGTTGCGCTTAACTTTGGGGTCGATTGTAAGGTTCGTTTTCGCCTTCTTCATTGGGAGGATTCTATACGCATTTATTACGCATTCAAGTATAACTTCAAAAGTTAATGCTCAAAAAGAAATGTATTGCTAATACGCCGTCTGTGCGTATGCAAGGCGTATGCCACGTCGTCCACTCAGCGGTTTAAAAGCAGAAAAGACCAATATCGTTTTGCCCGTTGCGTTAAAAAAAGCATCACAAAAACTTGCCGCTGCACGTCGTATTTCGCTTTCCCAGCTCATCACCCAACTGCTCGCAATAGCGGCGGGAGAGCAAAGCTAGATACGCTATGAGCTCGGTGCGTCTCAACGATAGTGCAATGAAACTCCGCCAGGAGAACCGAGCTCTTTCCCTTCGCCAATTAGGCGCCGCTTACGGGCTGGGCTACGTGCGGATTAAGCAAATGCAGTCACTGCCTGGATTCCCGCTGATCGCGGGTAAGGTAATTCCGAGCGACTTTGATCGGTGGCGGATGATGCAGACGACTGGCCTAAATTCACAGCATCGCGCAAGTCGTCTACACAGTGCCGTTGGTAAAGTTCATGCACTAGAGTCGAAGAATGGTTCACGAGTCTCATGGCTACAGATTGCGAACACCCTGAAAGCCTCAATCGAGTCACACGAGTCACGCGAAGGGAATGAAAACAGTGACGTTTGAGGCCGCATATATCCAGCAGCCTGCGCCAGCAAAGCGAGGCTCGCGTGCTGGGCACAATGCAAGTGACCTCTCGCCCCTCCGCATTCATCTTAGCCAGCATGGGTTCGATAGCGGCCGGGATGGGAATGCTGAACGATTTGCCAGCTCCGCCCTTGGGGCAGGGGAAAGTCAGGATGCGGTTTTTCAGATCCACGCAGTCGAGCGGGATCTGTGTCTCACGAAGGCGACAGCCCGTAGCCAGGGCAATCTCAAAGCTGATTCGCATCCATTCGGGCACACCGTCGACGGCCAGAGCCTTCCGGGTGATTTTAACTTCATTATCCGAAAAAATGGGTTTAACGCGGGAGATCGGCCCCCTCTTAATTCTGTAATCCAGAAGAGCGACAGAATCCATCTTGCCCAGCAGTCTGCCTTGGCGGTGAATCCATTTCAGAATCTTCAGATCTTGGCAGGCTTGGTTCCTGCCAGCCTTGCCGCCGGACGTGCGTGGGAGGCTTTGGCGCCACTTCAAATAAATTTCACAATCGGATGGAGAAAACGCTTGCAGGGTTATTTTCTTTTCGATAATAAAACGCGCAAGATGACGCCAGCAATTCCTGTAATACACTTTTGTCAGAGGAGAAACAGGGTGATTTTCAATCAAATCGTCAACCCAATCGCTGCCGCTGTCTTTACGTTTTTCATTAACCCCAAGTCGAGCGGCCTCAGCCGTTGCCTTTGCGCGGTGAAGGGTATTGTCGATTCGGTAGCGGGTGCTTTTAGTGCGCCACTTGCCCGTGGGATCTTTAAAGCGAATATAGAACCACGGATTTCCTTTTTTAATGTAGGAATAGGCCATAGTTACAAGGGTAACATTTGGGCAGTTTAACGCAATAATATACAATGAACGTGCCAATCATAATCAGTCAAATCCAATCAGGTAATTGTACCGTGGGTTCAAATCCCACCCCGTCCGATGATTATCACTATAACGACTTACGCCGAAACGGTAACACGGCGGTAATAACTGAGCCTAAAAAGGCTCACTACCAACAACTAAATTTAAATTCGCGGGGCGGGTACGATTTAACGTCAGAAGCGTTCGTTTATCACCCTAACCCCGCCGTGTGCCGTATGTGGCACGCCCAGCATGAGGCCAGCAAATGATCTCTTGGGAAGTCATGCGGGATCTTGCCCAGGTATCGGCCTTAATCCTTGGTTGGCTACTGGCGATCGGTTGCGGAATCACCGGCCTGACCATTGGCGCGGTGATCTTTTTCTGGGTCGTAGATTTTATCCGCAAGGAGTTGCTGTGAGCGTGAGTGACCTTGAGCAAGAGGGCGTATTGCCCATCAGTGCAGCCCAATCCTACGGATCTGCCCAGCTCTCTCAGACGACTGCTCTGATTGATCTTCAGACCAAGCATCGCGATCTCCGCAATCGCCTAGACCGCATAGAGGAGATTCTGGAAAGCCTCTTAAAGAAAAGCGGGGTGCAATCGTGAGCGCATTGGCCAGCAAGTTCCTCGTTCTTTGGAAGGTGGCTGGTGGCCCGGAGCTGGTGGCTGAGCACACGTTCCACCCGACACGCAAATGGCGTTTCGACTTTGCCTGCAAATCCGCCCGCTGCGCGATCGAGCTGGACGGCGGTGCGTTCCTACCGTTTGGCGGCCGTCACGGGCGAGGTATGGGGATGGTGAAAGATTGCGAAAAATACCGAGCGGCCGCCGACCTGGGCTGGCGCATCTGGCGTTTCACAACCAAGTGCCTGACGGCTGAGGCAGTGGCGATGACTGCCAAATCATTCCGCTTGTCGATGAAGGAGAAAACAAAATGAGCGAACCAACCAACGAGACACCTATCAACAACGACAAGCCGGACTACGAATACGACGTCTATGAGCGGGAGGAAGCTGACTCTGAATATGAGGAACAGCGTTTCGCGGATTACTACGGCAACAACCGACGGGGCTAATTATGACCGACCTGACCAAATTTCGCCTGATCGAAAACATTGAAGTGATGGCCTGTCGCAATTCAGCCGAGCGGGTTGTGAAAGCAGTCAATCGTGGCGACCTAGCGCAAGCCAAGGACTTGGCACGCAAGCATGAGATCGCTTGGCACTTGGCCGACCGCGAGTTCCAAGACCTTAACCAACCGCACAGGAATAACGATTTTTGCGACGACGAGTAGTCGCAAATCCAAGAAACAAAAACAAAGAAACCAAGAAAGGAAATCCTAGTATGCCAATCGTAGCATCAAGAGGGGGCACATATACGCCAGCCCCGGAAGGGAATCACGACGCAGTGTTCTGCGACGTTGAGGATCTCGGCGTTGTGGAGACGCAATATGGAAAGAAGCACCAGATCAGGTTGGTCTGGCAGATCGCTGAAAAGATGGAGGACGGGCGGCCGTTCACCATCGGCCGGCGTTACGGACTGAGCCTGCATGAGAAGGCAGCTCTGTTTAAAGACCTCAAGTCTTATGCCAAGAAAGCACCCCCGCAGAATCTGGATCTGGAAACGCTTATCGGTAAGCCGTGCCAGATCCTCGTGACACATGCGGAGCGTGATGGCTCTACATACGCAAACGTGCAGGCGGTACTGCCTGCCGGAGCGAACAAAATCAAAGTCGATAAGGACTTCGTTCGGAAATGCAATCGTCCGGGCGCACCGAAACCAGCCGTCGTCGAGTTAGATGCCGACGGTACACCCGTGCCGTTCTGAGCACTTGGCCGGGGTGGGCAATCCCCACCTCGGCCAGAAAGAATACCAAAATGGAAATCCTAACTTTGATAGTTCAAATCGTGTTCCCAACCACAGCAGTCGTGCTGGCTCTAATGACCATGCGCTTGCTGAAGGACTGGCAGTAATGGCTGCGCTTATTGCCACGGCAAAGACGGAGTCGTCGCACTATTACCTGGCGTCGGGTGAGTCGTGCCACGGTGATCTGCGATCCGCCCGCAAGGTGGGGGCGTTTCCCTCGGTAACTACAATCCTCGGAGCGGCTGGCCCTAGTAAACAGGGGCTAATGAATTGGAAAGAAGAGCAGGCGATTGCTGCTGCTCTTTCGCTCCCCCGCAACGATGGTGAATCGTTGGCCGATTTTGCCAAGCGGGTGGTATTGGACAGCAGAAAGGAAGTAGAGGCCGCTGCTGCCCGCGGGACTCACATTCATTACCTGGCTGAAATGATAATCAATAGGCAGGAACCTGGTGACCTAGTCAAAGGCTACGAGGAGCATTATGCAGGGCTAAAAGAATGGCGTGAGTGTTGCGTGACTAAAGTTCACGCCAGTGAATCCGTGCTAGTGAATGAGGCCGAAGGGTACGCAGGGCGAGTAGATTTGATCGCCCAGATCCATGGCGAGATGGAGGTTATCGATTTTAAAACCAGAAAATTTAAGAAGGATGCGAAAGGCGTCTCAAAAGCATCGGGCTATGAAACTGATCTTTTGCAGCTGAGTGCCTACGCATACGCATTTACCGACGATGGGATGGCTTGCCGAAACATTCTGATCGATCCAGTCACCGGCCAGTTGCAGGACATTCGCTACACCGCCGATCAAGTTGCCCAGGCGTTTGAGGCGTTCACGTCCATTTGCAAGGTGTGGCGCTGGTTGAAGAAGTACGACCCGCGTGAGGTAAAGTTGTGATCGAGATCCTACCCGAACAATCCACCCACGAGCAGTTGTTAAACCGCGTGCGCTCGTTGGCCCGTGAGCTGGCAGAGGCGAAGGCTGCGCTGGCGGCTGCTGAAGGACGCGAGAACGATCTGATCGAGCGGATGAGGCCGGGGCTATGAGGGCGCTTTGCAACGTAGTGCTTACGTTTCTGGCGTTCTTTGGGTTCCCAGTGACGCAGGCATCGAACGTGATGATCGATCTACGGCCAGAGTCAAAAAAGATCGACGTTAAGAAAATTAAAGTGCGTATCACTGGCTACTGGCCGGGTGAGGACGAGTGGAGCAGCCGCTATCAATCGAGCACTGGCACCAGGTTGCGTGCTGGTCGTCACTGCGCCGTTGATCCAGACATCATTCCGTTGTGGTCAAAGATCCGCGTTATGGGCGCGAAGCGGGAGTGGGTGGCTGTGGATACGGGCACGGCAGTTAAGAGCAAAAAGGCGAGCGGTGGCAAGTTGCCTGTAGTGGACGTATTCGCAGCCAGTGAAAAGCAGTTTAACGCGATGCGGTTGCCGAAGGTAGCGATGGTGGAGGTGATGAAGTGAGAACGAAAGCCGCCACGTTTGCATCTAAACGCAATCGCGCTGCTGGCCTTGGCGATACACGGCCTACGTTCCGCCGCCTTGGTGTGATCGCTGGAATGTTGCGCCGAGATCTGACGCTGCCTAGCTGTGCCAGGTTGGGCGTTAAGCTCGAATGTAGCTACAAGACCATCCAGCGGGACATTGATCTGCTGCGTGACTTCTTTGGCTACCCGCTGGAATACGACGCCACCAAGTACCACTACAAACTGGCAGGGCCGCTGCCAAAGGCGGTGCTGTGAAGTTAAAGATTATAGGCCGCCGGCTTTTTACCGATGCAGGTTATCCAATGGGCGAGCGATTCTACATGTCTGAAGGTTGGCCCAAGTGTGGCTGGGGGCCGTTCGCCACAGATGAAGAGGCCGAAAACGCAAAAGTTGAATGGGAAAAATATCTAAACAAACAAGAAAAAAAGGAAAAAAGAAAATGAATCTAAATCCATTAAACCCCCATTACGGGAGCTACATGTTGGCGGAAATTGCTATTCAATCTGAAAAGCTACGACTTTATCCTAATCATCATATAGATTGCGTAATTCACGACGCGTCAGATGTATGTAATTGCGGCAGGGAAGAATTTGAACAAGAGGTAGCCGCCGAAGAAATCGAGGCTGAGGTGCAGGACAATGATTCAGCTGAAGAAACCGAAGCTGAAACTCAGGAAAATGATACCGACGGAAAACAAAGCAGTGACATTTAAGCAGCTTCTTGCCTTTTTCTCCGCCCGCGTCATCGGCACTTACACGCCGAAGCAGTACGCCGAATGCGTGCGAGAGGCCCGCGCCAATCGCCACAGGTGGGGAATGGGGCAGTGGTGAGCGTAAAGCGTTTAACCTGGCATCTCGCCGTGCTCGAACGTGCGAAAAAGAATTTGCTGAGAAAGCAGTACGACGCAGTACGCACTAGGCTGGATCTTGCCGTTCTTATGGCAACGGAAATGCTGAAGCAGGCCGAGGGATTTAAGGCGAAAGCCGTTGAGGCGAAGAAAACGAAGGAGGGCGAATGAAGGATTTAGGCAAAATTACTTTTGGCAAAGCACGGCCTGCGCCCAAGCAAGTTTTAGTCGACGTAACCTATGATGCCAAGACGGCCAAGGCGTTGCACGCATTTGGGCTGAAGCAGCTAAAAAAAGATCAAGAGGCAGTGATTGAGTACGTGATTAAAAAAGCGTTGGAAGGGCTTGTTAAAAAATGATTGTACTGCCACCAGCTACCGAGGCCGTTTACTACAACGGAGCGCCTGAAGGTGAGCGCAACACACAACTGTTCCGCATGGCGTTACAGTTCCGTGACCAAGGCTTGTCGCAGTTCGATGCGGAGTGTGAGGCTGAATTATGGGGTGATAAGAACGGGCTAACGCAAAAGGAGTGCGTGGCAGCTGTAAAATCCGCTTACAGCAAGCCAGCTAGGGAGCCGTGGAAACCAAAAGCCAAGTATGCCTATCAGAACGGGGCCATCGTGAGGGAGGATTTGCCAGTGCCGCCTATGCCGATAAGCGTGGAAAGTGGGCCGGTCGACAAGTTTCTGACCACCTGCTTTGACGTGGGCGATTTCATAAATATCACAAGATCCATTAAAGACGGCGACCGAGAGCGGCCGGACGGTGCAGGCGAGACTCGAAGCCGAGAGGAATGGCTAGAGCTGTTTAAGGGCGATGGCCTGAAGGAATGGCAGGGCGATGCAGTGGGAGTCTACGTCTCCATTAACGCTAACAACGGCAAGAACCGCAAAGCCGAATCAATCACCAAGTTTCGCCATTGCCTGATTGAGTTTGATGAAAGCACTTTGCAAGAGCAGTGGGCGATAATTAAGCGGAGCGGTTTGCCTACGTCGTCGATCATTAAGAGCGGGGCACGCAGTCTGCATGCGTGGGTGGAGATTCGGGCAGCCAATGCCAAGGAGTTTGCCGAGCGTGTAGATTTTATTTACAAGCATTTAGAACACAGCAAACCCGATCCAGCAAACAAGGACGCAGGCAGGCTGTCGAGGTTGCCCGGTGCGATGAGGACGGCCACAGGTAATCAGCAAGAGTTAGTCGAATGTGGCGCACCAACGCTGACTTACATGGAGTGGCAAGAGCGTACAATTTACGGTGATATTCCTGAGCCGTACAGCTGGGAGCAGTTGGTAAATTTCAAGGAAGATGCCGACATAACGCAACTGCTCGGCAAGCGGTGGATTTGCCGTGGCGGATCCGCTTTGTGGGTGGGAAGTAGCGGGCTTGGGAAAAGCGTGCTGTGCTTACAGGCCGCTATCACTTGGGCGGCCGGGCGTGATCTGTTTGGCATTAGCCCGCACGGTAAGCCGTTGAAGTCGCTGATCGTCCAAGCCGAGAACGATGAAGGTGATGTGGCGGAGGCATTGCAGGGCATTTTAAGGGCGCTGGATCTGACCGCAGAGGAGTTGGAGCGCGTGAAGCAGAACATTGTGATCGTGCGTGATTGTACGTCCACGGGGGAGCGGTTCGTCGATAGGATGCGTCGTCTGGGTGATAAGCATAAGCCTGATTTAGCCTGGGTAGATCCGTTGCTTGCGTTTATCGGTGGCGACTTATCTAGCCAAGAGACGGCAGGTGGCTTTTTGCGTAATTTGCTTAACCCGCTTGCGTTATCAGGAGGATGGGCGTGGATGTTGATGCACCATACGCCAAAGCCAACACGGGATGGCAGTGGCTATCAGGGGCACGACAAGGCTTACAGCGGGTTTGGATCGAGTGAGCTTACGAATTGGGCAAGAGCCGTTTTAATGCTGTCTCCTTGCGGTCAGGATGAGCAAGGAACGTACACATATAAGCTTGAGGTAACCAAGCGCGGAAAGCGGTCTGGCTTGCGTCCTAGCGTTACTGCGAGCGATTTGATTGCCAGTAAGACGCAACCGTTAGTACACCTAAAGCATGCCGACCGGGGAATGGCATGGATTGAAGTGGGAGCGCCTGAAAAGTCGGTAGGCCGAAAGGCCATGTCGATCGATTGGGGCAAGTTACCCGAAAGGGCTAAATACAGCCAAGTGGTCGCATTTGTACAACAAGCCACCGGGTTGCAGGAACGGCAAGCGAAGGCCCGTGTGAAGCAGGCAAAAGAGGACGGTTTGATCGAAGAAACTGAGGCTGGTTTATTCAGCAAAAAGGTGACAAATGAGCCCTTTTAACGTTAGTGCAGTAACCCTTATTGCACTAGTGCAGTATTGCGGAGCATGTAGGTGCAGTAATAAAGGCCCTTTAGGGCCTATTATTGCACTAATGCATTACACCATTTCCATTACTGCACTAACGACTGCACTAACGAGTTTAATTTAATATGATAGATCAGGAAGCAATCGAACGAATACCAGCGGTCATTCCGCATCCCGCTACCATGATCGATAGCTTGCAAGACTTGGTCTTTGAGTCATGCGATGACCTAAAGATTACGGTCACCACCTCAACGGTTGCGATTATCACAAAAGTGATAGAGCACCTAATGGATAAGTCTGCCGATCACCCGGCTATGGCCAACCGAACGGACACGCTGGGCCATGCGGTTTTAAACATATCTCTTAACCGTTCGCCTGAATCAATGACGGCCGTGGCCAAGCGTTACGGCATCACTAAGCAGGCGATCAGCAAGAAAGTCACAGAAGTCTATGACCGGCTAGGTATTCGAGCACGATCGCAGAAAAGCGAGAAGGCCCGCGAGTCCTACCGTAAACGGGCATACCGCGTCCACGCCAAGCGGCGGCGTGAAGCGCCTAAATTTAATATGGCCGCACTAAAGAAAGGCATTAAGAAATGAAATTACTATCCGTAATAAACAAACTAAACGAAACGAGAGACAAGGCGATTGAGTTGGTAGGCAGGACGATCTCACTGGCATCTGACGCTGGCGAGATCATTGCAGTAGCACGAACTGAAGGCAAAGACGTGCAGGCGATATGTGAGGAGGCAGGGATTACTGAGGAGGTTGGCAAACGATATGAGAAAGTCGCAGCTACTCAGAAGCGACTGAGCAGTGGCGATGCAGATCCAAGCCTTATGCGTCAGACTTACCTACGCATCGGCATTTTGCCCGACCCCATCACGATGAGCGAGCCAAGCGAACCCAAGCACTTCCTGTTTCCTATTATGAAAGCAAGGCAGTGGCTTGCGTCGAGAGGCGCAAAATTTATTGCCCAGGATAAGGCGCTGAAGGAGCAATTCCTAGCGGAGGCCGAGCCGATCGTGAAGGCGTACAACGACCTGCGGGGGGCGGCCTAGGTAGGCCAGCTTGCGTAAGTGCCTAAGGAATCTTTTAAATTTTTGCAACCTGTCGCGATGGCATAGACATTCGGTAATTTCTTGAGTTTTACGCAAAAACATTGAATGACGTTATGGGACGCCGACCAAACACCGCAATCCTCGCTCAAGCCGCCGCTACCGGCGTCGGTTTGCGGCAGGCCCGTCGCCAGCTTGAGAAGGGGCAGGCGGTTGCGACTGCAAAGCCGATGAAGCCGATCGCCGGGATAGGATTGGACGGTGAGATCGATCGGCTGGAATCGTTGGCCGCCACTTTGGGCGAGGCAGCCAAGGAGGCAAGCGGGCCGGAGCGTTCGTCACTGATAGGCGATTACACTCGCGTCGTTGAGGCACTGCGAAAAATGAAGGGCGATCGGCCAGACATTAACGAGGCGGAGGGCAAAATGGTGCCGATCGACGAGGCAGACAAGATACTGGCACGCAGGACTAACGCACTAATCCCGCTACTACTTGGCATGCCTAAGCGCCTAGCACCTATTTGCGCCCATAGGCCAGCCGCCGAGATCCAGAAAGAGGTCGAGAACGAGGTGGGGCAAGTAATGCGACAAGTGCAGGCCGCGCTGTGAAGGCGGCCGAACAGCTACTCAAACGCGAACGCGACCGCTGGAACTTTGAACCACCGCCGTCCGTCATCGAGTGGGCAGAAAAGAACATCCAGCTAGATAGCAGGATCACCGCTCGACCAGGTCTTTACTCAACCAAGTATACGCCTTACGTGGCGGGCGTACTGGAAGCACTGGCCGATCCGGGCGTCCATACCGTCAGCCTTTGCTGGGGATCGCAGACAGGCAAAACGTTGACTCTTGCGATCTGGCTGGCGTACAGAATCGCAAACGATCCAGCGCCAGCACTGCTCGTAATGCCTAACGCCGATCTGGCTAGGAGCTACAGCGAAACGCGACTTACTCCGATCTTTGAGAAGTGCAAGCCGGTGCGGGCACTGTTTCCATTCGATAGCGACGATTTTAAAATCCTAGAGATGCAGTTTACCAGCATGACTCTGAGCCTGGTCGGATCGAATAGCCCGGCCAACATTAGCTCGCGACCGATCTGCATTGCAGTGCTGGACGAGCTGGACAAGTTTGCGCCACCGACCGAACGCGAGGCGGCCGCTTACAATCTGGCGCTGGAACGGACAAAGGCTTTCCCCAACCGCAAGCACGTGCTGACTAGCACGCCCACGCTTTCGACTGGCGACATTTGGCAAAACTATCAAGCAGGAACGCAGGAAACTTTCCACGTGCCTTGCCATGCTTGCGGTGAAATGCAGGCGATGGAGTTCGGGCAAGTGCGGTGGGCGGATAGCGCACGCAATCCTGACGGCAAATGGGATTTACAGAAAGTCGGCGAGACGGCCGCCTACCATTGCACAAAGTGCAACGAGCCGTGGACTGAGGGCCACAGGCGATCGGCCGTAGAGCAGGGCAAGTGGGTGACAGCAAATCCAAACGCAGAACGCGGCAGGCGAAGCATGCGACTGCCTAGCTGGTACTCGCCGACCGTCACCTTTGCCGACTGCGCCAAACAGTTCCTAACTCAAAAGCATTACCTACACGGCTTGCAAGGATTCGTGAACGGATGGAGCGCGATGCCATGGGAAGATCAGTTTGATGATGATAAAACAGTCGACATTCCAGCGGGTGCATTTGCCAAAAAGCAGAATTGGGAAACGGAACATATCAAACTTGCGGCCATAGACAGACAAATCGACGAGTATTGGTTTGTAGTAAGAGCATTCGCTAGGGATGGAACGAGTAGGCTGATTGACGAAGGCCGGGCACGAACGATTGAGGACGTGGCGCAACACTTGCATGAGTTGGGAGTGCAACCGCAGCACACAATTTTAGATTCAGGTTATGAGACGCAGGATTCATATAGATGCTGTGCCCGCTACAAGTGGAAAGCATTGAAGGGCGAAGAACGCCCAGCCTACTGGATCGAAACGCCACGCGGGCGGATGAAGTCAGTACACTCAGCCGAACAACCCACAGACGCGGGCTGCATGCTTCTGCTTCTCAGTTCGCCAGCTTGCCAGGATATGCTGGCGTGGTTGCGACGAGGGCAGGGGCCACGCTGGGAAATTGCACACGACGTAAGCCCAGATTACCGCGAGCACATGAGCAGTCACAAAAAGGTGCATCGGATTAACCGCAAGACGGGGCGCGATCACTACGAATGGATACGAATCAAAAGCAGGCAGGATCACTTATACGATTGCGAAACATATCTGGCTGGCTTTGCCGTGTACGGAAAAGTCATTAGGCCGACCGCTTCACTAGATGAGGAATCGTTGACACCCGTGGCGACGTGATGGCTATTTCCCGCAGACTTACGCGGGCAGTTGCGACGAACTACCTGGCACAAGCCTCTGGGGTTACCGCAAGCGCCCTGACCAACCTTGCCACTGACCGCAACGCGGCAATGACGGGCGCAGCATCAGGCCGTGCTCTGGTTGGATCTTCAGCGGGTGGGCAGTCGGCCAGCTTCCAAATTGATCTTAAACCGACCGAACGGGTTGAATTATTTCAGGCCGCAATCGATTACTTAAACGGCGTACAGGTCACACGCACCAGCGCATCATTTTCTTACATTTTGGATAGCTGATTATGGCACAGAAACTTTCACTCGTGGCTCGGATGGGCGCAGGCATTAAAGCGTTTGGCGCTGGATTTGGCGCAGGCATCAGCACGTTTCAACCCTACGAGGGCGCAGGCTTTTCCCGTAAGCGCCCCGTCATTTACGGCGCCCATGCCCGCGATTCACGGCTAGACCTAAACGAAGCGACACGGGTTGAGTTGCTCAAGCTCGCACGGCACATGTACCGCAACGTGGGACTGATTAAAGGCGCGGTGGATTCGATCGCCACATATTCAATCGGGCCAGGACTCCGGCCGCAGTATCGCGGAGTAGATCAGGACTTTGGCAGAATGTGCGAGGAATACTGGCGCGACGTGGTAGTACCGTCGCCCGAAGTTACGGGGCGCATGACCTGGACAGACATGCTGCTGGCACTATCGCGATCGATCGACGTGGACGGCGACGTATTTGTCATTATGACGGAAAAGGCAAAGCTACAAATTGTCGAAGGCCACCGCGTTTGCGAAGGCGATGATTACGGAACATCGGATGGCGTGTTCCTCGGCAAGCTCGGCGAGCCTACTGGATACTTAGTTCAGACGGGCGAGCTGTACCGAAAGCTTGGTGCAGATACCGTCATTCATTTAATGGAGCTGGAACGGCCCGATCAGATTCGTGGCGGCTCTTCACTCGCTCGCGCACTAAACCACGTCCGCGATTTAAAGATGCTAGGCGAGTTTGAAAAGGACGCTTTGAAATTGCAGGGATCGATTGCGGCAGTGATTACCACCGACCAAGGCGACGAGCTGGCTGGGCAGGGCGGATTCTTTGGAACCGTGCAGGCGCAGGACAGCGGTGAAAGCACCATCGCCCGCGAGGAGATCACATCGTCTGCGACCATCCCACGCCTTTCACCTGGGGAAAAGATTGAGATGATTGGGCCTAATCGGCCCCACGCTGGCTTTGAACCTTTCGCCAAGTTCCTAATTCGTGACGTGGCCATGGGCCTCGGGTTGCCCGTTGAGTTTGTCTACGACCCAGCCAGCGTCGGCGGGGCAGGGATGCGGTTTATTGTAGCGAAAGCCCAGCGCAGATTTGAACAACGGCAACGCCTACTGATCGACAGATTTTGCAATCGTGCATGGCGCTACTTCATTGGCGGAGCAATCGCCAACGGTAATCTACCGGCCGTCGAGGATTACGCAAAGGTAACGTGGCAGACTCCGAAGTCGCTGACCGTGGACGCAGGTAGAGAGGCACAGCAGGCACGAGAGGACTATAAAGCGGGCTTATCCTCGCTTCAGGGGTACTTTGGGGAGTTAGGACAGGACTGGGAAGAGCAGGTTAGGCAGATCGCAAAGGAACGGGAATTCATCGCATCAATCGGAACCGTAACCCCGCAGACCGACGTGGCGGCCCCGGTTGAAGCAGTCAAAGAAGCACCCGCAATCGGCGAACCCACGCCAATTAATCCAGAAAAAGATCCGAACGCTGGGCCGGACGCGGAGCTGGTGGCTAAAGCACAAGAAAGCGTTAAGGAAGTATTATCCGAATCCTTTACAATGAAAGACGATCCAGACTTTAACCTCTCTTCTAAAGAGCTGGATATGGTTGCCAAGGCCGTCGGGTTAAAAGACAAGAAATCAAGAACTACCCGCAAAAAGTAGTTGTATGCACACCATCCGCCCATACGATTAGGGCGTGAGCGGTAATTCACCAGATACAGGCACGATTTACTATTACGACGACAAAATTATTGTGACTAAAAACATGGTTACTTTGGGTAATCCATATAACCAAGCCTATAACTTAGCAACAATTCACGGGGTTAGCCACGGCCGGGATAACAGCGGAATGATTGTTAGGTTAATGTGGTTTTTGCTTGGGGTCTTTGGCTTATTAATGGGTGGCATTTTATTTTCACAAGATTGGATTCTTACAGGCTCTACTATATTTCTAGGCTCTATTGGCATTTGCTGGCTTGCCATACGTGGGTCATCACGCCCTTTTGTTGAGCTAAAGTTTGGCGGCTTAAACAATCAAATGCTGTACATGAAAAAAATGGATGAGGCTGAAGCCCTAGCCGTAGCCATAAAGATGGCGATGCACGATTTGAACACCCCACCCGAACCTGGGCAAGCCGTCTACAACCCAATCTTTCCAGATCCCGCAGACCCCGTTTCACGCAATCCTATCTTCAGCCGAAACTGATTTGACACCCGTTGGCCAGCATGGCCAACAAACTTTCTAACGTATCAATTTTAACAGTAGGCGAGGCCAAGGGGCACAACCTGCTGATTGATCAAACTTCACTAGAACAAGCTCTGGCAGTGGCGCTTACCATGAAGCGCATCAAAGTGACTATGGGCCACGGCGCAGAAGTCTCTGGCATCCTCGGATATATCGACGGCTTTAAGATCGAAGGCGATCGCCTCATGGGTGATTTAACATTGTTTAACACCAACGAAGCGCAATTTGTTCAGCACCTAGCCAACGTATTGCCAGAAGGATTTGGCCTTTCTCTTACCTTTAGCGGAGTACCCGAACAAATAGCGGGCGATCGTTTTGCCAGGGTAACCGAAATCTATGACATCAGCGTAGTGAGCACTCCGGCCGCCAATCCCGCAGGCATGTTTTCTGCATTCACAGCAGTTGACATGAAAAAACTTCAAATGAACGAAGCACCTGTCGAAGTAAAAAAAGAGCTGAGCGAGCCTGCCGTTGTGGCAACTCCCGCACCCGAAGCTCCTGCCGTTGCAACTCCCGCAGTTGTCGAGGCACCGAAAGCCGAACTGGCTGAATTGCCTGCCGATAAGCCTGTGGAAAAAATGGCAGAACCTACTCTCGTGGACGTTGTCGGAATGTTGACCGCTCTTTCTGAAAAAATGGACTCTATGATCGCCCTTCAAAAAGCAGACATTGCTGGTGAACAGAGCGAAGAAGCGGGCGAAGCTCCTGCAGTTCCCGCCGAAGATATGGCCAAACCTTACGGAATGAGCGCCAAGTCTGACGAACAAACTTCTACTACTTTGGAAAAAGCCAAGGCCGACGCTGCTGGTGCAGTGGCGGTTCCCGCTGAATCGAGCCAACCGCTCGGCCGGGCAGAAATCCTCAATCAATTCAACGCGGAAAAGAATCCGGCTCGTCGGTCGGAACTGCTCCGTAAACTCGGACTGTAATCCAGTCCACTAGGAGAACACTACAATGGCCAACACAATCGGAACAACGAATGCCAATGTAATCGCTCAGAGGGCTCTTGAGATCCTCGTGGCGGATTACAGCTTCCTCAGAAACTCCGTCACGGATTTCAGCAGCGAAGCCGCTAAATACAACGCCTCAATCTACACACACCGCATTTCTGCGACGACCGCCCAGGATTATTCTCAGGCTAACGGTTACGTAGCGACTGCGGCAACCCAGACGGATGTGCAGATCACTCTCAACAAGTTCAAGCACGTTTCCTACGCTGTGGACGATCAAGAGCGCACCAGCTCCAACATCAATCTAATCGAGCGTTTCGCCGGCGCAGCCGCGCACGCCCTCGGGTTACAAATGGTTGGGGATTTGCTCGCTCTTGTGACTTCCTCCACCTTCACCAGCGCATTGACGGTTGCTTCCAGCGCCTTCTCCTACCGCTCGGTAGTGTCGGCCGGAATCACCCTTAACAACAACAACGCCCCGGTCAACGGCCGGTACGCTGTTCTTAACCCCAGCTTCTACGGCGCACTCTTAAACGACAGCACCGTGGTGGCCAATCCTCAGATCACTGGCGACCTCGTTCGCACGGCTGGGATCGGCAACGTGGCTGGATTCAACATCAACCAGTACAGCGCAGTGCCTT